TCATACTGTTATTCCATTCGCTGTAATCATAATTTTGTCGTCACCCAAGTCCGGTACGTTTTGCCTGTGCCATTCAGTCAAGAAAAACACCTTGTCAACCTTGTCTGTTCTGTTTGGTGTGTACTCGAGCTGATTTTGAATGTCGTGGTTCCAGAGGTAGGCTTTGTTGTAGTGAATGTTGGCATCAAAAAACCCAATTTGTCGCCATGAGATAACAATGTTAAATTCATCTCTCCAGTTCACTTCATGAAACGGACGGTAACTAACGCCTTCATAATCACCAGCATCCTCTCTCGGATCGCCGTATACCGTCACTTTCCAGCCCAACGTTGTAAGCTCTTGCGATAAATAGATAACAGCCTCTTCACTACCTCCTATACCCTGTGCCGTGTTCTTGGGGCTCCACTTCTCAAACCCTGGTCCGCACCACAACATAATCTCATTATCTTTCCACTTTCTCACTGGTGCATACGTTCGTCGCAAATCCATCAGTGCTGGAACTAGTTGCAGTTCTGGTGGGATAGATTTGATTAAATGTTTGATCTTGTCCTCTTGCCCGGTGTCTCTCAGTCTTCGTGCAATGTTTACGATCCACACCGAAGCCTCGTTGTCTTCTTTCCAGTTAGAAACCTCAAGTAATCGCTCCTTGCTCATTTGTGTGGGTGATAGTTCCACCATATCGTTAGCAACCTTCAAGCACTCGTCTATATGGTTGGTGTTTAGATAAACATGGTAAAGCACTTCGAGGATCATGGCCTTGTAATCTTTTGGTTGTTGCACCAATGTCGTCTTGCCACTTTCAACTTGAGCTGCCAACTTGACCCAGTGCAAAGCGTCAGCCCACTGTTTCATATACACGCGCGTAAGAGCCATTTGAATGTAAAGCGACGGAACGCGCTCGTAAACAGTGATTGCCTCAGCCAAAACTTTCATTGCCTTTTCATGTTCACCGCGTTCTTGGTAAATCATAGCCATATATTCGTAAGCTGACACCCTCTCCTCAGCCCAGCCGGAAGTTTCGACGTATTGTTTCAAAAGCTCCATGGTTATTGAGTCCATACCCTCAGCCACGGGTTCGTGAAGTAATATGTTTGACTTGAGATCGTGATACGCCTTGGCTAGGTACAGTTTCGGCCTTGGATCTGTTGGCTTGTCGATAACCTCTTGTTCTAGTATTTCTACATTTCTGATGATTGCATCTATGAAGTTCTTGTCTTGTGAGAGATGGAGTATAACCAGATCCTCGGTATCCGTTTTGTTGGTTGGCATCTTTTCAATTTGTGTTTCGTGTATCCTACCCACCCATTCAAAAGATCCATCGTTTTTGGTCAATCTTTCGCGCAGATGCTCAAGCAATATGTTTTTTAGCCCACCTTTTTCGTCTAACTCAACCGAGTACAAATAACGCGCAAACACCGATTTCATTCCGGCCATATCGGCTTCGTGTGCTAGTCGGTGAAGATGCTCGCCCCCTATAACTACATCATCACAATCAATCCACAAACACCAGTCGTATTCCTTTGGGACTTGTGAAAAATTGTAGTTACGAGCCGCCGAGAAGTCTTTGATCCACTTGAAGTGTGACCAGTTTGCACCATATTCCTTGGCTACCTTTTTAATTCGTTTGTTTGGTTCTGCGGTTGTTGTGAGGAAAATACCATCCACATACTTTGCTACAGAGTTAAGCGCCCGACGTAACTTAACCTCTTCGGTGTCGTCTTTTACAATCATACACAAAGATATCTTGTTCATTTTTCCTTTCTAATCACCTTGAAGAATTTGGTGTTACATGTGGAGCATCGATACTCATAAGCCTTCTGGTCAGGTTTCATTTGAGAGTCAAGATTAATGGCCTTGATCCTCTTTCCATTCCGTGCAGCTTTACACTTTACGCAATAGATCATAACTAACGGCATTATACATTATTGTAATAAATCCGCTTGTTTTCGTCGATTGATTTGCCTGGTGTAAATCCAGCTCCCGTCACTGCCTCATCCCACATATCTGCCAATTCCTTTGAAGCCACACCTGTAAGACTTTGTAACCATTCCCATTCAAGCTGTGTGACAGGCTTTACAATGCTTGCGTTTGAACGGAAACCCTGTGTCGAATAATACTCAGTTTTGTGATCGTTTAATGGCACATTACCACCCAAACCGCTTTTGATAGCGTACCAGTTATATTCAGCTTCTCTAAGACCTTTTTCCGCCATTCTTGTTTATTTTATCACATTTAATATTCGTCACTTCTTTTTCCACAATCTCTGTGGTTGATAATCTCTTGGCTGTTCCGCTTGGCACTACAAAGTAGCTTTCGTTCTTTTCACCAACCCTTATTATCTGAATGTTCTTCACAAGCTTATTAACAAAAACCTTGTCAAACTGTTGCAAGGGAAAAATAATCTTAATGAGTTGAGAGAAACGCTGAGGTAGTGCGCCTACATATTTAATCCCCCGGCCCTTACTCAAACCATCCTTGCGTGCTCTTGTGGAACGTATTGCTTTAATAGAACTCGCAAATTCTTGCCACTCCTGCGGCCAACGTCTTGTCCAAAATTCAAATATTTTTGCCACAATCATCCAATCCTCGGTAGTAATAACCTCTTCTCTTTTACCACGGGATATTCTCACCAAATAATCAACAGCGCTGATATCACCTTTTCTAAACTGTGCCCACACCATTCTTGTTTTGGGGTTTTCCATCTTCGCGTGCGCATACACACTTAAGTATGGGTCTTGTTGTTCGACTTCAAGTCTTTTCGATATAACCTTTTTAACATCCATGTTCATGCCCTAGAAGGGATAGGGCATTATACATGAAGGTTAGCCGGTTGTGGCGTAACCACTGCGATTGACTGAGGATCGCTCTGCAAGGAATTCAAGCGTGAACTCCCCGATTATTTGACCATTATCTCGGTCCCCATCTTTAGCAAGCATTTGCTTGAATGGTTTCCTAAAATAGGCCACCCTAAACATATCCTCTTTAATTCCCAAGAAACGAGGCCCTGGCGTTGCGGCCGCACTTGGCACAAACTGATGTTGCATAATTCTGTGAACACCCGCAGATGTTTCATAGATTGCAACTGGTTGTGTCAATTTCTTGTCGCTTTGGTCAACGTATTTCGTTGCACCTGCTGTAAATCCATCAATCTTCCTCTTCAGTCCAAATGGGACAAGAACAAGGTCAAAGGCGTTTTCAGTTCCACCCTGTGTCCATGAATCCTGTGCCATATCCTGAAACTCGGTCTCAGAAAGAGACGTACCAGAAAGACGGTTGGTGAAGAGCGTTGAAATAACGTCTGTCAAACCAGCCATCTGTCGGGCTGTTCCAGATGAACCTGAAGTAAGGTTCGTATTACCCTGAACTATGGAAAATTCAGCATCCATCTTCCACTGCCTCAAAGATCGCGCAGCCTGATAATCCATTGCGTCTTGGTTGTTGCCAGGTTGTACCGCTCTCTCAGTACCGGAAACTCGGAAGTTTCTAGTAATGATTGCAGTAATGTTAATCCTTCTGGCTGGTTGCGTTTGCGTCCCGTAGGTCGCGGCCGCACCTTCAGCAGATGGCGTAACAGAGGTTGGAGGGCTTATGTAGTCCTCAAGCCACTCGTGCAAGGTATTGCTTGCAGTAGAAGTTTTAAGCATGGTCATTAATGGCGTTGAATCCGGAGATACATCACCAACCACACTCAATAAATCCTCACGCCGTGAGGCGTCATCGTCTTTTTTGTTACTGCGTACGCAGGACTAGGCATTTCTGCTAGTCTCTTAATATTTCTACTAAGAACGGACTTTGGCTTCATCCTTTTATTCAAAGGAGCTTATCGCTAAGTCTCTACACCTCCCTTACGGGTTAGCTCGGCGTTGTCTTCAACTTAATGGTCAGATGTTCACCGAATTCAGATAAGTATTTTTTCAGCAAGATTACTCTTACCGTACACCGAGGTATACACCATTTTGGCTACACCCAATGTAACTAGCATTTAATTATTAATTCACCTTCCTTCCTTGGCGTATTCTTACCGTCTTACCTGCCAAGTAAGTACGGCTACTGCCAAGGTACAGATTTTAGTCTTGTAGCGGTTGCTTCCTCATCTCCAGTACGCGTTCTACGTCTCAATTGTTCTAAGTCTTCAGCAGACTGTGCTTTACGTGACGGACTTGAAGTTTGCGCTGAAGCTGTTAGCGCTGCTTGCTCTTTTTCTGATACCTCGGTTAAGGCTTGCTTTCGGGCTGTTTCACCAGCCTTCTTTACAACACCGGAAACCCTGCTGTGCACTTTGGCTGCAATTTGGCTTATAGATACTGTCTCACCTCTCATTTGAGAAGCAAACCATCTATCAGCTACTTCTTGCTCCAATTCTCGGTCCTCAAACACCTCTGGATATTTACTGCGAGCGTTAGACTCATCAGTAACACTTTGAGCTGTCGTCTGGGCCGTATACTGGGCCGTTCGTGCGGCGGCTTGAATTGCTGAATTTATCGCGGCATTGTACCCGTTATAGTCAACTTCTCCAGTGTCAGGATTGACATAGTTCTCAAGTTTAACTTCTTGAGGACTCTGGACTGTTGGCTTTGTTCGAAACGGGTCAAAGGCTGACTCATTCTTCTCGCGCGCCTGCAGTTCTTTCTTGTATTTGTCCCTCTCCTGTCGCATCTCTTGAAAAGCCCTTCGTTCCTCTTCGGACATTTTCACTTCCGCGTCAGCTTTGGGCGCATCGCCTTCATCAGTTGATTGAACCTCAAGGTTATCTTGTGGTTCCTGATCGGTTTGAGACTTAGTAGAAGTCTCTTCAGACTGTGGCGAGCTGTCCTGGGTAGTTTCCTCTACCGCGCTTTGTCCAGCCACATCATTGCTTTTTTGATCCATTAATATTCACCTCCTTTATGCAACCCGATAACGGTGGTGAACCGAATTAGCTAATGGCTCTAATTGGAGATATTATATAACACGCTTTCTACCCTTGTACAATTTGCCGTCTTTAAGGGCTATTTCTGAATCGATAAATAAACCCCAATGGCACGTCTCACACTGTACCTCACGTGAAGACTTTCTAATGAAGTAATGCTCATGTTCAGCAAATACCGCTTCTGGAGTTATCTGCCCTATCTTTTCAGCACCAGTTGATTGAAAGTAATCACCGGCATCTAGTGCCTCGCTTATGTTCTTTACAACCGGTTCTGGCTTTCCTTCCATTTACCAAGCTGTTACAGATAAACTGGCATTACCAGCTACCTTAGGCATCCCATCACTTGATTCAGCAACACGAAGCCGGGCATCAGCTGCCGCGACTGCATTACCAATACCCTCATCTGCAAATGAGATAGCCACGTTGGGACCAAAGACATATTCTTTGTTGTCAAACACAACTCTCACAGTTCCTTCATCACCAAACGTGCTGGCCGTGTCTTTAGTAATCGGAGCCACACCAGCACCATCTATACTACCGATATTCTTTACTACAATTGTCATTTCTTTGGTTTCACCTCCTTGGGTTTTTTTACTTCAACCGGCTTCTCGAAAGAAACCTGAGATAAAGTAATTTTAAGCGATTCAAAATCATTCGCTCCTGCTATAGTTTTTACTAATTCTTCTAATGTCATGTCATTCACCCCACTTTTACCTTCTTGGAATTCACCATTGAACTCTCTGGCACACTTTTGCTTGGAAACACCTTGACTCGTGCTTCACTAATGGCCGCTTTGACTCGTCCTTCAAACTTTGAGCCGTGGCCTGGTTGTCTTACTTTTAATAAACTTCTTACTCCCATTTCGCTCACCTCCTATGATAATGATTCCCTAACTTTGTCGATTGTTTCATTCTTTTCTTTTTTGGTTATGGCTTCAGCGTCCTGCGGCAATCTTTCGATAAACGCCAATATCTCCTCGGCCGCTTGGGCAAAAGCCCATGACGTGCGGTAGGCATAAGCCAAGGTAGCATCATTACGAAACTTCCTTGGGTCAACCCACGAGTTGCGGACCTTGCCCTCCAGGTACGGCTTGATTACCTCCAGCCATCCCTTGGACTCCAGCATCTCCTGGACCCATCGGCCCTGCTGCTGGAGCTGGCGCTCCTCCTTGGTTAGTTTGTTCTTGGACATTTTCTTCTATATCTTCAAAGTACGCTTCCGCGTCTTTGATAACTCGTGTACTCTCAAACAATTTTACCAGAAGTTCCATAACTTTGGGTCGCTTTTGTTCTTGTTGAAGCATTTGTAAAATAACTGGATTGGTTAATACACCCAGAATAGATTGTAGTTTCTGCTCTGTTTGCTCCTGACTTGGTGCCTGCATGGACTCTATGTCGGGAATGTAATCGTAACTTCCCATCACGTCGCCTTCTTCAATCAACAAATCAGCACTGTTACCCGTCTCGTCCATCATTAACTTAGGTGATACTTCGCCACCACGCTCAACCGGAAACACTGGACCAGGAACGACATCTTCTGGTTGCTGCATTCCCAAAGCAATCTTTTCGGCATCTTCCTCCGTTGGCCTGATATCAGCCATGCCCTGACCTTTGAAGTAATCAAGAGCGTCACGTCCGACAATTCGCACAACTTTCACTTGATCTTCAGACCCTTTAAACAAGTATTGCCTGTTCATGTTCAACCAAAACATTGTTTGCTTTTTAATTGCTTCGGAAAGGAATATCTGGTTCATGTTGTCTCTCACGTTTCTGGTGAAAGCGCTGTCTCTTACCTCCGTTGCTGTCTTGTTTTGACTGAATGGATCAATGTTACTTATACCCTGTGAAGTTTCACCCCACGCATTAAGAAGCGAGCTAACCATAATTGAATAAGCTGCTTGGAAGTTGTTGGTAGCCGCTGTGGACGTTTCTAACCTTTTTACATCTACACCCGGCTGGTTCATTAACCACTTTGCCTCTTGAGTAAACTCAATTGTGTGCATCCGTACATTAATGGGATTAATCATTAACGGTGGGTAAAGATCAATGGCAATATTGTCTATGTACTGGCTGAACAGTGAGTTGATACCTCTTATAAGTTTACTTACCGGCTCGTATTCATTTACGCCATACAAATCATCAGGAAGGGGGTAATACTTAAGCATAACGACAGGTATCTCACCATGTTCATATGGATTGGGGATATCACGAATGACAACGCCGTGCTTTGGGACAAATGTAATCCACCTATCCGGCCTATACTCAGTCACCATCTCTAGTGTCTTATATACCTCATCACTTCCAAGGTAATTGGTTAAGCCACGCATCGACTTGTTTTGACTGGTGTAGTTCACGTCTTGCCTGTCACCCTTACCTTTGGCCTCATCATCTTCCCGTAACTGCTGGCGGATAATGTCAAGGTTTTTGTATACCGGCTTACCTTTGGCAATATCATTGACACCCAATAGCTCTTCAAGCGTTACATACTCCCTGTGCTGAAACCATTTGTTGATATTGGAGTAACTTGGGTTTGCCAACACATCACGCGGGTTACAAACAACAAAGTCTGGGCCATCGTAAAACACCTTCCTCTTACCTTTACCATCACCATCACTCTTCACCTGTGTTTTGTAAACCCACTTTGCTAAACCGAAACCAGCACCATACTTCCTGGCGTTTTGGTCCATCTCAATCCACTTTTCAATCATAGAACGTCCCAAACGTCCATTGTCCTCCCATTGAAAACCAAGAAGCTCATTACAAATCTTTGCCCCTAAGGTGTCACCATTTTCTCTTGGTATCACTCTGCCTTTGGGCTTACTACCCACAAGTCTTGCTGACTTTTCAAGGATAACTGTGTATGGCCTTGGATCAAACATAATGGAGCGATATGGCCAATCGTTCTCGTCTATGTGTCCCGCAAAGAACTTATCAGCATCATCAAAACCATTCTTTCGTGTAATCCTCTGCTCTAAGTCCTCTTTAGCCGTTACATAGTGAGCATGAACGTCTGTGAAGGCTTGACGCTCCTCTTTGTTGCCCCTTGGCTCAATTGGTGATCCCGATTCTCTTTTTAATGCCATATATCATAAAAATAGCCCCTGAGTGGGGCTAAGCGTTTTCCAAACTTTAGCTAATAAAGTATAACACAGTTAGCCTTTGGTGTTCACGTGGACACTTGTTTCTCGTATTTCAACATTGCTCTTGTTTTTTGAAACATGCACAATTACCTGACCACGCCCTGTACCAATAAACAGATTGTGAATGCCACGTATAACTTGTGGCACAATAGCCGGATTGACACCCGTTTCTTCCAAGTAAGAAATAATGTTAAATAAGTGATCGTAGGGAATAGTAATTTGTGGGAAGATAACTGCTAATAGTTGTGAAGCGTGTTCATTATTGTTGGCCAACTGCTCGTGGTAGTTAGTTGGGTCAACGATTGTCGGCAAGCTTTCTAGATTCGCCATTTGTCTCTCAAGCCAGAATTTATATCATCCCAGCTATCATCCTGCTTATTATAGCTTACGGCGAAATATCGTAGCGCCGCCAGAATATCATAGTGACCACCTGTGGGATCATCAGACTCATCTAACATAGGCACCGTCTCGTCTGTGTTCTTAATTGTTTTCCACTTGAGGTTCTCCATTTGCTTAATACCCGGCTCATTTTCTTCACTGCCAATGACAAATAAACGTGGAGCGTTTTCAATTTTAGTTCCATCAGGGAGTCTGACCGTGTGCCCTACGACAGGCTTTAACCTTTCGTTTACCTTTTCCACACAATGCTCCACCCACCCACGTGCGTTTTGTCCAACTTCTTTGTTTGCTGGCTGGATATGTAAATCATGTTGAGAAAATTCAAGAAACCACTGCTTCCCCGACGGATCACCAAAGGCTGGAACAAAACCAATGGCGTAGTCTTGAGCTTTTATTACCTCAGCATGATCTTTGATAATCTTGTTAGATGCGTTGTAGGTCCTTTCCCAAAACCAATTATCATCACCGTCTATGGCAATGCGGACACTGGCCGTTGGGTGTGCTGAACCATAATCAAAGCCCCGCCCCCTTTGCCACTCACTGGGAATGTCAAACGGCTTCAATATGTGTAAGTTTCTGTCAAACAGGCTGTGAGCCAACCCAACCGCAGTCCTAAAATCTGCCATGTATTCTTGGGCGAAAGCATCCTTAGACAATTCACGCTCAGCGTTTTCTATTTCTTCTCTGGGGATATAGGGGTTGTCGTAACTAGTAAATCTCCAAGACTTGTAATCCGATACCTTCTCCCCTTGCCCGCTCTGAAAAATATCGTAGAAGTGGTTGTAGCCTTTGGGAGTAGATATAAAGATAGCTGGTGCAACATAGTCCGTAAGGGTTGGACGAAGTACTTCTTGCCAAAGCCAGTCCCAGTTGCGTATGGCCGCAATTTCATCAATAACCAATCCGTGAAGTTTAACGCCCCTAAGAGCATCTGGATTGTCAGCACCTTTAAGTTCAATGATAGAGCCGTTTTTAAGCGTAAAAGATAATTCTGTTTCATTTGTTTTTTGTATCCACTCTCTTGGTATAAGTTTCTTTAACTCGCGCCAGTGGATCATCTTGGCTTGCTTGTAAGTAGGATTAACAATCCAATACAATCCGGGCCTCGCCGCCCACTGCATAACAATAAGCTGAGCTAATGTACTTTTTCCCCACCTGCGTCCAGCACAAATAACCCTAAAGCGGTGAACGTCGGTGGCGACTTCGTACTGACCTTTATGCAGTTTCGCTATCTTCACTGACGAATTTTACACCAATATCGCCAGTAGCGTTAAATTGCTGATTAACTTGAATGCCAGCAGTCGTCTCAATGCCAAGCAATCTTCCTTGCTTGTCGTGATAATGTTCTCTCGTTTTGTGATCAGCTTCCCTTTCCCCAGTAAAATCATTCCACTTGGTAGCTTTTAACCCATCTCGCAATTGTGTGAGGTAATCTTCCAACCCCAGGCCATAGGTTTCGAGAATGTTCTCTATTTTAACCCTTTTTAACGTCCTGTGACCTAGCACTCCAGCACTGGCCAAGCTCACATTTGGATGTAATGCTTTGTACGCCTTTTGTGCATTTTGACCTAGTTCTATCCACTTCAGAAAGAACAGCACTAAGTCTAAATCATCTTCAAATACCTTGGCTAGAGCCGACACCTCTTTTTTAGATAACGTCTGTGTTTTTTCCATGATTACATTTTGAACAAGCTACGACCAAATTTCCATCAGAATTGTCCCCACCTTTTGAAACCGGAATTACGTGATCTATATGCAATCTAGCTTCTGGAGCTTTTGTTCCACAATACTGACAGGTGAACTTATCTCTCCTGAGTATCAACCACCTTTTTTTTCGACTACCCTCTCTGATAAAAGAGGTGTCAACATATTTAATTATTTTGTTACCTAGTTCAGTCAAACCTTCGTCTGTAAACCTAAGAGAGTTCACTATTCTTTCTTTTCGCTCCTTAGGCAACAATGAAACAATTGTTTTAAAATATTTTAGCCTAACCTCCCAGTCAGGAACTGACTTATACCACACACCTTTCTCATTTGATTCGATCAGCCACAAAATTGCGTTTTTTTCTTCTTCTGTCAAGCCGTTTATAACCACTCCTCTTTTCTTTTTAGTTCTCATAAGTCTTTTTAAACCTGGCCCCGCATAATTTACAAATTCCAACCATAGCTAAATTTTTGCCAGCAAACCCACGCTTGCCAGCCGCTTGTATCCTTTATCTCTTTAGCTATTCTTATATTTTCTACCAAATCATAAGCATCACCTTTGTCGGCGTGCCACTTTTGGTTTATTTGAAAGACACCCACATCTTCCGAGCCATCTTCATTTACATTTACAGCGTCTTGGTTAAACCTGCTTTCACAATGTGCGACGCGTAAAGCGATAGCTCCATCTCTACCATAACCAAACACATCTAGGATGTATCTCGCTATGTCTTCCTTTGTTATCTCCACGGGCTCTGTGGGCTCTTCTGAGACCAGTGTGGGCTCTTTTTCTATATCCCATACCTCTTGCTCTACATCAGCCTTGGATATTTCGTATTTTGTTTCCGTATCCAACCAGCCTTTTATAGGCGCGAATACATACGTTACAAAAAAGGTAAATATTAATAGTCTTGTGATTTCTTTTTTCATTCTTTTTCGTCTGCTTTTTTCATCTGCTCTACCATCGACATAACATCTTCCAGTGTTTCCGGTTCGCCACCGTGTAAGGCAAAACATTCGACAATGTCGGAAATATACCAATGTTTCTTTGGATATATCTCTTTTGCTCTTTGGATAGCAGATTTGACATCAAAAGCTATCAAATTCACTCGACAGGCATAAGCCAGTGTTGCATCGGCTCTCATCTTATCCCAGCCGACTAATGTAATGTGATAGTGTGTCATTGCGAAATAGTAACTACCCGATATTCTTGTACAGAATCAACCATAACTGCCACGCTCCATGTAATTAGAGCCACAAAAGCGATAGTGCTTACAAAACAAGTGATAATAATCATTTTATTTAGTGTTTCCATTTCTTCTTCTTTCTGTGCCCAGCCGGAGACTTGAACTCCGGACGGACCTCAACTCACGAAACGTGAATATCTTGATCTGACGGCTCGCGAACCGTACAAGGGCGCGCCGGCCCTTGCTTGCTGGGCGTAACTCTTAGTCTCTGGGAGCCAGGAAGGTCTTGCACCTTCGTCTCCAGATTGGTATTTTCTCTCCTTTGTCATCTTTCAATAACATTGGATTCTCTATAAAACTACTGGCTCGTGTTTTGAGGGGTTAAGTTTATGCTAACGGCGAGAGTCTTCTGGCGAGTTGTGACGGTCTGGATCACCTTTTTCTTTCGTTTGATCCGTCCAGTGGCTACCGTTATCATCTTGACTATGGCGGTAACCGTCATCGTACCAGTGCGTTGTTTTACCCGTTTCCATGTCGAGAGTCGATCCTCGGACGGGTTCATCGCGCAGGGTGTTATCGTAAACCGTTTTGCTTGGCATCTCCTGTTATCCTCCTTTCCTTTTAGGATAACTATTTGATTTTTATGTGCTTCCTTTAACCCCTCAATTTAGGAAGTAGCCTGCCCAACTACTCCCTAAGTTCAAGAGTTAATCATCAATTTTCTTGTAACGAACTCCGTTTACTGTAATTTCATCAGGTTTACTTTTTTCGTTTGCAATCGATGGGTATTTCCAAGCATATACATCTATACCCGTGATTTTCTTAAACACCTCGGCATCAAAGTTTGGCAACTCAAAAGTCTGTTTCTTTTCCTCATCGCTTGCCCCATCCCAAGCGTTTTGCCATGCTTCTTTGTAATCATAAACCTTGAGAAAACCCTCAGTCGTTTTGTATTCTGGGTGTTCTTCTTTTTCGGTCTCAGTCATGTGATCTTCATCAACCCACTTCGTTAAATCAAAATACATATAACCTGGTTTACTTGCCTCATCCCACTCCTCTGGCGTGCAAGGCTTGTCAAAAGCACCAAAACCTGAATAATCTACTGTTGAAAAATGACCGGTACTGTAATCTGATATTGACCAGTCCCCAGTTGAGTATTTCCCAGTTGACCAGTCCCCAGTTGAGTATTTCCCAGTTGAGTAGTTCCCAGTTGAACTGTCCCCAGTTGACCAGTACCCAGTTGAACTGTCCCCAGTTGACCAGTACCCAGTTGATCTGTCCCCAGTTGAGTAGTTCCCAGTTGAACTGTCCCCAGTTGAACTGTCCCCAGTTGAACTGTCCCCAGTTGAACCAATTCCTATATTATTTGTCATATATTTTCACCTTCTTTCATTTAATTCCTCAAGCTTACCTCCAGTTTAGACCGTTATGGGTGTTCACCAGAGGCAGACTTCAAAAATTAAAGTGTGTAAGAGCTAAATTTGTAGTTTCTTGAATCTTGTTTTTGTTTGGCCATGTTATTTATTTTCCAACATCTTTCTGTACCGATCACCAAAACACACACCTTCAGCTACGCCATCAGGATCACGGTGATACCATGTCCCCTTCTTGCTCCGAACCATATCTACACCGTGTGTCTCGCATCGTGTGGTTGATTCTAAGGTGCTTGTCGTCTCTTTTTTATATCCCACTCCAGCTTTTGCCATTTCGTCGGCACTAGCAACGGAATCCAAGACTCCAATCCCCATACTTGCTAAGGCTCTCCCTATGGCACTTGTCTCGGCATTCTCAAGCGCCGCAGTAATGTTTACCATGCCCTCGCCCCACTTGGCTTGGCTATAACCAGTAAAGTATCTCTCTGGCTTATCCACGTCAGGGATAACGATAGCTTTTATAACTACTCTTGTCGCTTGCGTTTTGCTTTCAAGGTGCGTGGTTATACATCCATTGGGATAATTGTCGTTAAAGTAAACTATTCTGTCGCTTACTTGGACATACTGTTTCCCCTTAATGGATATTGCCTTGCCTTTTAATGTTTTGTCAGTCATTTTATTCTTTCCGGTTGCTTGGTATTCCTTTTTGTACCAAGGTTTTCTCATTCCTATAGCCCAACACTTTGCGCACTCGCCGTATTTGTCCACTTCTTTTACAGTTTCCTTGCAAAGTTTACATTTGGCCATTCTTTTCCTTTGCTAATATTTGTAAGGCTAGGTACTCCTCGTAACCATTTAATCCTAGGTTTATATAATTTGCTTTTATGCTTTCAAATATCTTGTCAAAGAATTTGTCACCGGCTGATTTTATATCGGCTTTCAAGTTTTGCTCAAGCAGTTCCGCTTGTTTGATGTTCATATTGTCAATATATGACATCATAAACCTATTGTCAATAGGGAATTGACCCTCAGTTTTCTTTTTGCTCTAGTTCTTGTATCTCTTTTTGGCGAGCAACAATAAACAAGATACGCGTTTCGCTTAACTTGTATTTTTCCGCCAGTTCACGGTTGGAGTATTGAGCCAAGTGATGATCATTGAAGATAGCTTTGTTTCGCTCCGCTTTTGATAAATGTTGATTCCGGTACAGCACATCCGTATTTTAATTTTTGCCGGACTACTTGTCAACTAGTTAAATAGGCCGTATAATAGGCTCCTCATGAGTTAGGCAGGGCGGCACTAGTTCTTTGAGAGAGCTTCAAGGCCGCCCGCGCGCGTTTTAATTCTTCTTTCAAACTTATAACACGGATACAATCACCACACCACCATTTCTCTTCAACACCAAAGTAAAGTCCACTTGTGTTGGCTTTCTTCTTCTGGTTACACAGTTCACAGTGCATTATATGAAAATTCCTTCAAGGGCCTTACTTTCTCTATCTAGATTTCTCAATTCTCGATTAGCCCTCATATAAGTCAAAACATCTTGAGAGTTGAGAAAATCGTATGGGTTTATTATATTTGGGATTTCTAATTCTCTATTCCCCTCATATTGCTCAAGATACATAGCTGACGCTTCTTCTTTTAATTCGGCAATTTTCGCAAAATCGTTCGCCTTAACCGCTTGGCTCATTTCCTTGAAAAGCATATACGAACGAGTTTTTTTGACATCAACATAATATTTATCCCATTCCGTAGTAGCCCTTGCTTGTTCGCCCTGCGACATCCGTTGCCATGAAAGATAGTTTTTGACACAGGAACTTGGTGGTACCTTCTGCTCATCATTGTCAACATAACCATTTTCCAACCTAGCAATTACCATTTTCAGGTTTGCATAAGTATTCTTTTTGTTTTTATTGTCTTGATACCCCATTTTTATTTGCTTCGGCACGAAAACGACTAATGTTATTCGCAACAGTCATCAAATCAAACCCTTTCTC